CTTGAACCGAAGATTATGAGAGGCGTAGCGGTATTTGTCGCCGCGAGCGGCCTCCGAAGGATTTGGCTCGACAAAGGTGCTCAGCGCCACGCGAAGGGTGACTTCCGTTGCCCCAAGCCGGCGGAGTTCCTCTCTGGGCCAAGGCAGCTGGAAGAATTTCATCTGGTTGTGGACCGGCTCGGCTCCAGCTGACGTGCTTGGCCGATACGGGACTATCGTGTCCTGAACGATGAGAGACAGCGCATTTGCGGCGCTGCGTCTTGCACGCGCATCATCGGGGACCCCGTAGCCGTATCTCTGGAACAGTCTGGCAAAGTCCCCCTTTGCAGGATTTGGCGGAAGGTGCGACATCATCTGCTCGGTCCACCGTGCAGATGAGACGAATATCGCCCGGATCGTTTCTGGCCATAGGTTGGGATAGTCTTCCCAAAGTTCCGTGATCGCCTTGGCGGCCAATGCCGTAGCTGCGCTTGTGTCGGCGGTCGTCGTAAGTGACCGCATTGGATACTGATGGTCAGTAGTGAGCAGCGAGAGCGCTGCGTGCTTCATTGGAGGCGGAATGCGATCCTGAATCCAATTCCCACCTTCCATCACCACATCTGGCTTAATCGGCCAGTGCTTCGACCAGCTTGCGGTGCGCGAAGACGGCGCCAGATCGCCCATGGGGGCAACGGCCTGCCCGCGAAGGCCAGCGGGCAGCCTGACTTTCTCCGTATAGGCTCCCACGCAAATCGGGTTCCACGCTTGAGCTGGCGACTCGATCTCGTGGTCGGGGTCGTCACAAATCGAGAGGTAGTCGGCGCCTCGGAAGCAGTTCTGGTCCGTATTGCCCGCCGAGATCACGAACAGCCTCTGCCGCTCCTGATTGCCCGACACGCCGGCTGTCAGCTGATCGATTTCGCCCGACCACGATGTCGGTGCGCCGTCGTGTGGCGTGTCCTCGTCGGTCGTGCAGGCCATGGAAAAGGTTCGGCCTCGCTCTGCATTTGCCTCGACCGCGTTGACAGCCTTGAGGACCACGGCTCCCAGCAGATGGTGAGGGTTCTGGCCTACGTCAGGGACGATCTTGGCAGACTCGAGCCTATGCCGGACATGCACCGGCATGTTGCTTTGGATCACTGGAAGCAGGTCTCCGTAGAGCGAAAGGCCAGCTAGCTGCGTACCGTGCCCACGGCTATCATCAAGGCCCCAGCGAGGTTCGGCGGCATGGCGGTCGGCCGGGTCCAGGAAAGGCCGAACCAAAGGATGATTCAGCCCGACGCCGCTGTCGAGGAGCGTGATGTATCGTGGGTCCGCACCGTCGGGCGGCTGCAAAAGACCCTCCATCGCTCGGGCCCACTCAGCCTGTTCCTCCGGTGGCATGCCTTCGAAATAGTCTGAGAGCACAGTGGGGGCAGCGAGAGCCTTCACTGTCCCGAAACGGCGAACGGACTGGGCGATCTGATCATGGGTGCCATAACCGACGACGACCACGTCCTCGGGAAACTGCAGGCGATCGCCCTCGAAGCGGATCCCGAGGCCACGCGCTTGTGGGATGAATTGCTCAGCCGCTCTCCGATCCAGCCAAATCTCCCAAGGATGTTCTCCCCCGTCATCTGCGGGAAATCTTGCCGATGGACTCCGCCATAAGGCGCGCAGCCCTGCCTCCACGATGGCCTTGATGCTCTGGACAAGGTCGGCATTCTTCGGTCGGCCGGTCGGCGTATCCTCGTTCTGGAAGGTTTCGACCTTATTCCTGAGATTGCTCACTCCGGCTGCTGACGCGAAGACGGTGGCGCGGGGAGGAGCGGCTTCATTCTCGTTATCGGAGTACACCCTGAGTAGATGGAGGCCGCTGGCATCCAGGCTCTTCGTCACGAACGGTTCGTTTGGCCTCGCCTCGATGTCCAGATACACGCCAGGCCGGTCTTGCGCTGCGGGATCCCCGATCTCGTCGATTGCGCGCAAAAGAGCTTCCGCATGTGCGCGGCGGTTCGGGACGTTACTTGGTCGTTTTGTCTGACCGCGGCCTTTGGCTTGAAACGCGATTGCCCGACCGAGGTCGTTCACGATCAGATGAGGGCGATTTCTTTCCATTCAGCGATGTTCCAAGTCCCTGCAACGAACGCCTGCGCTCCATCGAAGCAATCAGCGTCTCCGTCAGAATTCGGTCTGTCGAGGACAAGACGGCGCGTCTTCCCGCGTCTTCGCCCGCAGCAACAACATCTGCCGTCGAAAGGCCCTCTGCAACCCTAGATACAGCGTCCCAATCCACATCCTCTACGTTGAAGCCGATCAAGCGCCGCCGCATCGCCTTCTGGACGGCTTCCCTTGAGGGCAGCTCATAGGGCAGCACCAGTTCGAAACGCCGAAGGATTGCCCTATCGAGAATTTCAGGAATATTGGTGGTGGCGACAACAATCGACGGGCCAGTATCTTCATCGAGGAACTGCAGAAACGAGTTCAGAATTCGCCTAGCTTCGCCAACGTCGTTTTCGTTTCCACGAGAAGCCGCCAGCGCATCGATCTCATCGAAGAGATAGACACCGCGCGTCGTGCGGATCGCATCAAAGATCAGGCGCAGTTTCTGCGCAGTCTCACCCATGAACTTGGTGATGAGTCCGTGCAGAAGCACCGTGAACAATGGGAATTTCAGCTCGCCGGCCAATGCCTCGGCGCTGAGGGTCTTTCCTGTCCCCGGCGGACCTGAAAAAAGAAGGCGTCGGCGTGGGTGCAGACCCTTTTCCTCCAGAAGGTCACGTTTCCGGGTCTCGACAACGATCTGGCGCAATTCGTCGGAGAGGTGATCCGGCAAGATCAGATCGTTGAGGGTGGTTGTCGGATAGCGAGCGCCCAGGATGCCGGCAAGATCGCCGCGCGGCGCGGCCAGCGGTGTCAGCTTTGCAGTTGCAACTGTCCTTGGAACCCGTGATGCCTCCGCCCACTGGCGAAGTTGCTCTGCCAGTCGGGTATGGCCACGCTGATCTTCCGCGGCGGCAAGCTGCATCGCGAGATCGAAGAAACGCTCTTCGTCCCCCTCCGCATGGCTCTTTACGAGCCCGATAAGTTGCTGTGCCGACGCCATTTTCGAGCCTTTACGACCTTCTCGGCGCAGCCTAAACTGCCGCGCCTTTCTACATTGTTTAGCAATGTCGCTGGTTGATGCGCCAGCGAAACCGGTCATGGAGCCTGAGTTTTTCCGTCACGTTGCCGAGGAGACTCAACGCCGCCTCGGGCTATCAATGCCGCGTCGCCCCACGAACCACCCCATCCGTCTCCAGTCGCAGCGCCACCCGCCACAGTGGCGTTTTCATGAACACCGCGTCTTCGAACCGATAGCTGGGCGCCCCGCGTTCTTGCTGCAGCAGCCCCGCCCAGCAGAGCGGGCGCAGCACCTGGATGTAGAGCTGGCCCTTCACCTCGTCGTAGCGCGGCAACGGCCCCTTCTCGGGTTCTCCGAAGAGCACGCGACGGAGGTGGGCGCCGGTGGCGCCGTCCTCGGTCTCGACGTTCAGCACGTTCAGGAACACATCCCAGTTGCCGAGGATCGGGGCGTCCTCGAAGCGCGACATGCTGGCGTGGTTGATGCGGAACAGGAAGAACGGGACGACCGTGCCGAAAATCCGGCCCGGATGGCCCGCCAGCGCCTGGCCAGCCTTGGTTGGCCGGAATTCGCCCTTGTAGTGCCGCCCGAGCTTCATCGCGATCATCAGGTCGTGCAACACCATGAGCGGGGCGAAGTCCGGCTCGTTCAGCACCTTGTTGACGGCGAAGAGGTCCGCCTCGGTGTGGCCGGGCCAGTCGAACTCGGCAGCGGCCCAGTGCACGAAGACCCGCTTGAACGCCTTGGACGGCGTCAGGGGGATGCCGCCGTGTTCGCCGATCCAGGCGAAGGTCTTCTCTACACCACGCACCAGCGGCGAGAACGCCAGCGCCGGATCGGAATCGTCCATCTCCCGAAGCGCGATCACCTCAGATCTCCCGCGCGAACCAACGGATGCGGCCGACGATGTGGATCTCGTCGGCCGTTCTTTCGTATTCGGGGTAGTGCTTGTTGTCGGAGATGACGCGCACCGCGGGAGGGTCGCTGTTGGGGATGTGCTCCAGCCGCTTGGCGACCAGCCCCATCCCGTCGTCCAGCACGAAGATTCCGGGCGGGTTTGGGGCGCGGCGGGTCATGTCGACCAGCACCGCGTCGCCGCTCACGAGCGTCGGCGCCATGCTATCGCCCTCGACGTGCATGATGCGCAGCTGCGACGGGCTGGCCTTAAGCTTGTGGCGGATCCACGATTGGCGGAAGTGGTAAGTACGGCCGGGCGTATCGCCATCTTCGGTTACCACCGCGCCGCCGCCCATCGCGGGGCGCGGGGTGGCGTGCGCGATGGCCACGAAGGCATCGTCGGGATTGTCCACGAAGGGGGGCGTTCCCTCGACCTCGCCGATACCGTGGATCAGCCAGTCGCGGTCCACCTTCAGCACGCGGGCGACCTCGGCCAGCCGGTCGATGCCGGGGCGGGCGGAGCGGCCGCGCAGGATGTCGTAGACGAAGGAGCGGTTCACGCCGGCCATCTCGGCGACATGGGCAGGCGTCAGGCCGAGCTGATGGGCGCGGGCCCGCAGGCGGTCGGCCAGGGTGTGCTGCTCGGTCATGTTTTCCCCAAGGATATGTGGATGAAATAGGATAAAACAGGATTGATGCGGACCCGTCAAGCGATTAGAACAAAACCTAAACAATCGCACATGGGAATCGGGGGTCCGGATGGAGATCGAGAAGTCGTATTTCACCCTGCCGGAGATCCTCGAGCGCTGGTCCATGTCCGAGGCGGACCTCGTCTACCTGGCCGAGAACGACCAGCTGCGGCTGTCGATCCGGGTGTTCAACCTCGGGGTGGAGCTCGGTGACTACGAGGAGACGCCGGAGGGGGAGCGATTCTCCGTGCCCTTCGAGCGGGGCCCGTTCAACGGGCTCCTGGATCTCCACGCCCATGACGTTTTCCAGCTGTTCCGGCATGGCGAGGTGAAGCTCAGCCGCTTCCGCTCGCACAAGGCCGACTATGCTTGCCTGACAGGGGAGCGAGAGCTCATCACTTTGCGGCAGCGCGATCTTTTTCTCAGGCGGGACGAGCGTGACCGCTTCGAGGCCGAGACGGGATTTGCCGGAGCGGCTGCCGGCCCACGACCCGGCGCGTTCCATGCCTCCGCCGACTACCAGGACGTCCGCTGCAACGGTCAGCACTTCCGGCTGGGTGCGATCCAGGCGCAGGTCGTGCGCGCGCTGCACGAGGCTGCCGGCCGCGGCGAGCCCTGGCAGAGCGGCAAGGCGATCCTCGCCGCCGCGGGCTCGCGCAGCCTCAAGATGTCGGACGTCTTCAAGTCGAAGAAGAACTGGCGCTTGCTGATCGAGTCGGACGGCCGCGGCGCCTATCGCCTGCTCGGGCTCTGATCTCGCGCCATCCCTCCCATCCGCGCGCCCTCCCGATCCCTGCGGTGGGATGTGCCGGGGGATGAGAGGGGGATGGCAATCCCCCACAGAGCCGTTCTCCCTTGGATTGAAAGGCTCCTGACAATCCCCCTCCGCATCCCACTCCAATCCTGACGACATCCCCTCGCGGGATTTCGCATCGTGCTCCCGACAAACGACACCGGGAGACGACGATGCAGCAGAAGACCTGCCTCACACAGAAGGAGCTCGCGCGGCGCTGGACGATCTCGCATCGCACGCTCGAGCGCTGGCGATGGGCCGGGGAAGGCCCCGCCTACATGAAACTCGGCGGCCGGGTGGTCTACCGGCTCGAGGACATCCTGGCCTTCGAGAAGGACCAGCTCACGCATACCGCTGACAGCGCGCGGGGGGCGGCATGATGGAACGCCGCTCCGCCATCCACGGCAGCCGCGTCGTGTCGATCTTCGGCGCCGCCGGTCCCGCGCTCGACGAGGTGGGGCTTTCCGCCTGGATCGCGCAGGCCGCCCCGGGCGAGGCGCTGGTCTATCACCGCGGGTTCCTCGCCGTCGACGCCACCGGGGCCGTCTCGAACCTCACGCCCGAGCGCCAGCGCACCCTGCGCGGTGTCGCCGCCGCTGCGCTGCGCGCCGCCGAGCAGCGGCTCGTCCACCTCGTGCAGGCCCGGCTCGGCCCCGACCACTTCGCCTACATCGCCGTCGCCCGTCCGAAGCCCGGACCCGCCGGCGCTGCCCTCTCGATGCGCCTCCTCGAGGCCGCCTGACCCCCATCCCCAATTATGGAGGCCCCAATGCCATTCCCGCAGAACATCCCCAACATCGACGATCTGATCAACCTGCCCGCTGGCGAGATCGCCCAGCTTCCGGTCGAGCTTCTGGCCGCCATGCAACGTGAGATCGATGCTGCCGCCAAGCAGATGAAGGCCGTCACCGCGCGCTTCTCGACTGCGCTTGAGGTCCGTTACGCCACCCGCGCCGCCGAAGCCCGCCGCGCCTGCGGCAAGGATACCGGCACCGTCCGCCTTGCCGATGGCGAATTCACCGTGGTCGCCGATCTGCCGAAGCGCGTCGAATGGGACCAGACCCAGCTCGCCGCCATGGTCGAGCGGATCCGTGCCGCCGGCGACGACCCGTCCGAATACGTCGAGATCAGCTTCAAGGTGCCCGAGCGCGCCTATGTCGCCTGGCCCGAGGCGATCCGCCAAGGCTTCGAGCCCGCCCGCACGGTGAAGACCGGCGCGCTGAAGATCGCGATCCTGCCGCAGGAGGACCGCGCGTGAGCCTCCCCATCATCACGGCCGATCAGCGACTTGCAGAGACGCGCGGCGTCAAGGGCGTGATCTTCGGCCCCTCCGGGATCGGCAAGACCAGCCTGCTTTGGACGCTGGAAGCCTCGACCACGCTGTTCTTTGACCTCGAGGCGGGCGACCTCGCCATCGAGGGAATGCTCATCGACGTGGTCCGGCCGCGGACCTGGAAGGAGTGTCGGGACTTCGCGGTCTTCATCGGCGGCCCGAACCCGGCGCTCCGACCCGAACAGCCCTACAGCCAGGCGCATTTCGACGAGGTGTGCGGGCGGTTCGGAGATCCGCGCGTCCTCGCGAAATACGACACCGTCTTCATCGACTCGATCACCGTGGCTGGGCGGCTCTGCTTCCAGTGGTGCCGCGGACAGCCGGAGGCGCATTCGGAGAAGACCGGCAAGCCGGACGTGCGCGGCGCATACGGGCTGCACGGGCGCGAGATGATCGGCTGGCTGACGCACCTCCAGCACACGCGCGGCAAGAATGTCTGGTTCGTCGGGATCCTCGACGAGAAGCTCGACGACTTCAATCGCAAGGTCTTCGTCCCGCAGATCGACGGCTCGAAGACCGGGCTCGAGCTGCCCGGCATCGTCGATCAGGTCATCACGATGGCCAGCCTTCCGGACGAGCTGAACCGGCCTCAGCGGGCTTTCGTCTGCCAGACGCTGAACCCGTGGGGCTACCCGGCCAAGGACCGCTCCGGCCGCCTCGACCTGGTCGAAGAGCCTCATCTCGGCCGGTTGATGGAGAAGATCCGCGGCCCGCTGATCCCTGCGGAACGGCGGCTGACCTATTCGCCGCCGCAGCTGCCCCCACCGCCCGGTCCGACGGCGACCGACACCGATTCTTATCCCACCAACTGAAAGGACCCGAGCCATGTCCGGTCTCTGGAACGACTTCAACGATGCGCAGTCCAACACGAACCTCATCCCCAAGGGGACGCTCGCCAAGGTGCGGCTGACCATCCGCCCCGGCGGCTTCGACGACCCGTCGCAGGGCTGGACCGGGGGCTATGCCACCCGCGGCTCCACCGGCGCCGTCTACCTCAACGGCGAGTTCACGGTCACCGAAGGCCCCTATGCCCGGCGCAAGATCTTCACGCTGATCGGTCTCTACAGCCCCAAGGGGCCCGACTGGGCCAATATGGGCCGCAGCCTCGTGCGCGGCATGCTGAACTCGGCGCGCGGGATCTCGGACAAGGACCAGTCCCCGCAGGCGCAGGCGGCGCGGCGGATCGGCGGATTCGCCGATCTCGACGGGATCGAGTTCGTCGCCCGGATCGACGTCGGCAGCGACGCCATGGGCGAGGAGAAGAACGAGATCCGCGCCGCGGTCACGCCCGACCATCGCGACTATGCGCAGGTCATGGGTCTGGCGGCGCAGCACGGCTACCAGCCGCCCGCGCAAACGGCGCCCCAGCAGGCGCCGGTCCAGCAGCCCGCACCATCGCCGGTGCCCGGCCGTCCCGCCTGGGCACAGTGAGGGTGCGATGCTCCTCCGTCCCCGCCAGAAACTCTTCGTGGAGCGCAGCCTCGCTGCGCTCTCGACCCGCGACAACACGCTGGGCGTGGCGCCCACCGGCGCGGGCAAGACGATCATGCTCTCGGCCGTCACCGGCAACATGACCGGGGACGGCGCCAAGGCCTGCGTGCTCGCGCATCGTGACGAGCTGACCAGCCAGAACCGGGCGAAGTTCGCCCGGGTCAATCCCGACATGGAGACCTCCGTCGTCAATGCCACGACCAAGTCGTGGAACGGACAGGTCACCTTCGCCATGGCGCCGACGCTCGCGCGGGCCGCCAATCTCGCGGCCATGCCGAAGCTCGACCTGCTGGTGATCGACGAGGCGCATCACGCGGTGGCCGAGAGCTACCGCCGCATCATCGACCGGGTACGCGATGCCAACCCCGATGCCCGCGTCTTCGGCGTCACGGCGACACCGAACCGGGGCGACAGGAAGGGATTGCGCGAGGTCTTCGACAACGTCGCCGACCAGGTCCGGTTGGGCGAGCTGATCGCGTCCGGTCACCTCGTGCCGCCGCGCACCTTCGTGATCGATGTGGGCGTGCAGGACCAGCTGCGCGCCGTCCGCAAGACCGCCGACGATTACGACATGGGCGCGGTCGCAGCGATCATGAACCGCGCGCCCATCACCGAGGAAGTGGTGCGGCACTGGGAGGAAAAGGCGGGTGACCGCCAGACCGTGGTCTTCTGCTCGACCGTCGCGCACGCGGTCGACGTCGCGACAGCCTTCAATGAGGCCGGAAACCCGGCCGCCGTCGTCCTTGGCGACATGGGCTCCGCCGAACGGAAGATGGTGCTCGAAGCCTATGCGTCAGGCGAGGTGCAGGTCATCGTCAACGTCGCGGTGCTGACCGAGGGCTGGGACCACCCACCCACCTCCTGCGTCGTGCTGCTGCGGCCCAGCTCCTACAAATCGACCATGATCCAGATGATCGGGCGCGGCCTGCGCACCGTCGATCCGGCCGAGCATCCCGGCGTGGTGAAGACAGACTGCATCGTGCTGGATTTCGGGATCTCGAGCCTGACGCATGGCACGCTGGAGCAGGACGTCGATCTCGACGGTCGCGATCCGACACCGGGCGAAGCCCCGACGAAGACCTGTCCGGAATGCGAGGCGGAGATCCCGCTCGCTTCGCGGCAGTGCCCGATCTGCGGCTACGAATTCCAAGGCGGGTCCGTGACGACGCCGCTCGAGAACGTCGTGATGTCCGAGATCGACCTGCTGAAACGGTCGAGTTTCGTCTGGGAGGATCTCTTCGGTGACGACGCTGCGCTGATGGCCAGCGGCTTCAGTGCCTGGGGCGGCGTGTTCTTCCTGGATGGTCGCTGGCATGCCGTGGGCGGCGCGAGGGGGCAGCCGACCTGCCTTCTCGGCGTGGGGGATCGGACTGTCTGCCTCGCGCAGGCCGACGATTGGCTGAACGAACACGAGAGCGATGAGAGCGCCTTCAAGTCGAAGCGCTGGCTGACGCAGACGCCGACCGAGAAGCAGCTGCAATACCTCTCGCCCACGCAGCGGCAGGATTACGGGCTCACCCGCTACCGCGCCTCGGCGCTGATCACCTTCCAGTTCAACCGGCGCGACATTCGCCGGCTCGTGATGTCGGCCGCGCCCGAGCGGAGGGCAGCGTGAACCATGTCGCGGAAATCCCATCCCCGCCCGCAGAGACTCCGGATCGACCGGGCCGTGATCGCCTCTGGCATCCGCGGCCGGTCATTTGCGCGGTCTGCAACGCGCGCACGCGCGGCTTCGGCTGGTTCGATCCCCACCGGCCGCGCCCAACCCGCACCCGCCGTTGGTTCTGTTCCATGGGCTGCCAGGCGGCCTTCACCCGCAAAGCGAAA